CAGATGGAAAGATTTACCAAAATACAGATGGAGACATAACTTGGCAAAAACTACTTTAATTTATGTTAATTGATCCTAGATAATTTGTAGTATCCCCTCTTACAAAACCCCACGCTTAAATCGTGGGGTTTTTTATGCAAGCCTTTTGATGAAACAAAACATCAATAAAGGTTTTGCCCCATGGCATTAGATGAATATCACCACGGTGTACGAGTCTCGGAGCTCACAGACGGGATCCGACGCGCTATTCGCACCATTACGACCAATATCATTGGTTTAGTCGCTACTGCATCGGATGCAGATGAGACTACCTTTCCTGAAGATACTGCTGTTCTGGTAACCAACATTCAAAGTGTGATTGGAAAAGCCGGCAAGCTTGGCACCTTGAAAAAAGCACTTCAAGCAATTGTGGATCAGGCCAATACAACGGTCATTGTAGTACGTGTACCCACTGCCACCACAGAAGCTGAACAAACCTCACTTGTTGTAGGGTCCACAACCGCAGCAGGCAAACTGACTGGTTTAAAAGCCCTACTCACTGCAAAGGCCAAGTTTGGTGCATCACCCCGCGTATTGGGCGCACCAGGGCTCGATACTCAGGCCGTGACCACTGAGCTGGTCAGCATTGCACAAAAGCTTCGCGGTTTTGCTTATGCCTATGCCTATGGCTGTGACTCGAAAGAAGAAGTTGTGGCTTATCGTGAATCATTTGCAGCGCGTGAGCTCATGCTTATCTGGCCACAGTTCATTCATTACAACACTGACACATCGCAGAATGAAGCCATTTCACCAGTCGGCTACGCGCTCGGTCTACGCGCGAAAATCGATAGCTTAATTGGCTGGCACAAAGTCATTTCAAACGTGGCCGTTAATGGCGTAGTCGGTATCGACCGTGACGTATGGTGGGATCTGCAACAAACCGGTACAGATGCCGACTACCTCAACTCAAATGAAATTACCACGCTCATCCGTGAAGATGGTTTCCGATTCTGGGGTTCACGCACGTGTGATTCAACGGGCGATTATCCTTTTGAAGTCTCGACCCGCACAGCACAGATTCTGGCTGATACCGTTGCAGAAGCACATATGTGGGCGGTCGATAAACCGCTTCATCCATCTCTGGCCAGCGACTTGCTCGAAGGCGTCAAAGCAAAACTGAGCGATTTGTCTTTGCAGGGTTATCTCATGGGTGGCCAAGCCTGGTATGACGAAACCAAAAACCCGGTTGAAAATCTCTCTGCAGGTAAATTCCGCTTGTCGTATGACTACGGCCCTGTCCCGCCTTTAGAGGATCTTGGTTTTTACCAAAACCTGACCGACGACTACCTTGCCGATTTCGGTGCACGGATTACAGCTTAAGGCTGTACTCCTCTTTCATTACGAGTAAAACATTATGGCTTTACCAAGAAAACTTAAAAATATGAACCTCTTCAATGATGCCGAATCGCTCGTTGGAGAGGTTGCAGAATGTACCTTACCCAAGATTGGCCGGAACATGGAAAATTTCCGTGGTGGCGGTATGAATGGCCCCGTGGCCATCGATCAAGGTATGTCAGACGATTCCATCGATTTTGAATGGAAAGTCGGTGGACTAAACCTCACCTCTATTCGTCAGTACGGTATTACCTCTGCTTCAGGTGTACTTTTGCGTTTTGCTGGAGCCTATCAGCAAGATGATACCGGTGCCATTACTGCAGTCGAGGCCGTACTTCGTGGACGTCACGAAGAAATCGACATGGGCACACAGAAGCCAGGTGATGACACTGAACAAACCATCAAGACCAAGTGGACCTACTACAAATTAACAGTCGATGGAAAGGTCGAGGTCGAAATTGATGTACTGGCCATGAAAGAGATCGTCAACGGTGTCGATCGTCTGGAAGGTCAGCGCAAAGCATGCGGTTTATAAGTTTCCTTCCCTACTGTGCAGCATGTGTGCAGTAGGTTTTTTTATTTCATTTTAGGATGTAACTCATGACAACTGAACAACAAGCCGAAAATCTGGCAACCATCCAGAACCCGAATCAAGCCGAATATACACTTGAAACACCAGTTACAGTCGGCGGGCAAACTATTGAAAAAATTACCATTACTAAACCCGGTGTGATGGCTCTATCAGGCGTTTCACTGCAAGACATTTACCGCTCAGATGTTAATGCCTTATGCCAGGTCATTCCTAAATGTACGTTTCCCCAGATCCCACGTGAAGCCATGACATTAATGGACTCTGTCGATTTAGGCCAGATTGCAGGATACATCATTTATTTTTTGATGCCGAAATCGCAACGTGTAGCGATCAATATCCAGTCTTAAGTCACGTAACAGATGCAATGGCCAACATTGCGCTGATTTTTCACTGGTCGCCACGTGACTTTAAAGACATGACCTTGTCTGAACTTTTTATGTGGCACCAGAAAGCTTTAGAACGCAACAAAACAGAAGAGTAACAACACCAATGGCGACTTTAAATCTTCAGGTTCTTTTTGATGCAAAGGATAAAATTACAGGCCCGATGAAAGTCATCATTGGTGGCTCACAAGATCTAAGTAAAGCATTTAAACAAACCAGTGCAGAGCTCAAAGCATTACAGGATCAACAACGTTCAGTTGACAGGTTCAAGCAAACCCAAACAGCATTGGAAAAAACACAGCAAACATTAAAGGGCTATCGAGACGAACTCAAAGAACTTCAAAAGATTGAGAAATCTGGCAACTCTCTTACCGATACTCAAATCAAAAAGATGAGTTCACTTGAGCAAGGCATTCGTCGGCTAAAATCAACTGAAGCAAGTCAGCGAAACGAACTCAACGCACATACTCAGGCATTGAATAAAGCGGGTTTTAATGTTGATAAGATGGCCAAAGGTGTCGATCGCTTGACTCAGGAAGAAAGCGACCTCAAAAACAAGATCCATCAAACTACCATGGAGCTTAATAAACGTCGTGACGAGTTAGATAAAAATAACGAATCACAAAAGCGTTTTGCAAAAACACAGGCCGCGCTTCAAAAAGGCGCTGATTTTGCAAAAAAAGGATTGGTGATCGCCGGTGCTGCCACGGCAGCCATGGTCGTACCAGTTAAGTTAGCTATTGACTATGAATCTTCATTAGCAGATGTAAAAAAAGTATTTAATGGTACCGAAGCAGAGTTTAAATCCATCAATACTGAAATTCTTGATATGTCAACCCGACTCCCGATGGCTGCCAAAGATATTGCAGCGATTGTGGCTGCAGGCGCTCAGTCGGGTATTGCCAGTAAAGAATTGACCACTTTTGCAGAAACTGCAGTGAAGATGGGCGTGGCTTTTGATATATCGGCAGAACAATCTGGACAATCGATGGCAGAGCTACGTACAGCCTTTCGTATGTCGCAAGATCAAGTCACTACACTGGCAGATCAAATTAACTACCTTGGCAATAACACACCCGCTGCTGCCAAAGGCATTATGGAAATTGTACAACGCATTGGCCCATTGGGTGAGGTTGGTGGGTTTGCAGCATCTAGCATTGCAGCACTGGGTGCAACTTTACGCGGTATGGGCATATCTGAGGAAATTGCAGCCACTGGTATTAAAAATACCATGCTGGCACTGGTTGCAGGCGAATCGGCAACAAAAGGCCAAAAGGCAGCTTATGAAGAACTTGGTCTGGACTATACCAAAATTGCCAAAAATATGCAGAAAGATGCCAATGGCACAACACTCATGGTTTTAAAACAGATAGCCAAGCTGGATAAATACAAACAGGCTGCAGTCTTGGCAGATCTTTTTGGTAAAGAATCACTCAGTGCGATTGCACCACTACTCACCAATATGGAAGCACTTGAGAAGAATTTAGGATTGGTTGCAGACAAATCGAAGTACGCAGGATCCATGGAACAGGAATACGCTGCACGTGCTGCAACCTCAGCAAACAATATTCAATTACTCAAAAATAGCGTGTCTGCTCTGGGGATTGATATGGGAACTGTATTACTTCCCCCTCTCAATATGGTGATTGATAAAGCCAGAGGATTGACCAATCAAGTAATTGCCTGGGCAAAGGAAAACCCAGCTTTGGCCGCCACGCTAACCAAAGTCGCAGTAGGTGGAGCATTGTTATTGGGTGCAATTTCAGCAGCGACTTTAGGTATTTTGACTTTTATTGGCCCACTGGCCATGCTCAAACTATCACTGACTACATTAGGAGGTGGTGCAGGTTTTGCTGCTGGTGCTTTAAAAATGCTACTTGGGCCTATCAAAATGATCGGGTTTGCATTTTCTATCGTAGGTAAAGCCTTATTAGCAAACCCTATGGTTTTAGCCATTACAGCCATGGTTGCATTAGTGGCTGGTGCTGCCTACCTCATTTATAAAAATTGGACACCAATCAAAGCATTTTTTAGCGATTTATGGACAGGTATAAAAAGTGCATTTAATACTGGTGTTAATTTTGTAAAGGGCATTATTCAAAGTGTAGATTCTGTATTTGCTAATAATCCAATTCTAAATATTCTCGTACCTTTTATTGGGATCCCTCGCACAATCATTGCTAACTGGTCAAGTATCACCTCTTTTTTTAGCGGGGTATGGTCTTCTATTACAACAGGTGCAAGTAATCTTTGGACTTCCATTACGACTTTCTTTAGCCCTATTGGTCAATGGTTTTCAAATAAGTGGGACGATGTAAAACAATCAGCAGCAACAGCTTGGACAAGAATTGTTGGATATGTATATACAGCATGGGAAAAGCTTAAGGAAATCATTGCCAACAACCCATTACTTCAGAGAATCGTAAATGGCTGGGAAAATATATTTTCTTACCTCGGTACACTCAAAGATAAAATGTTAGGTATTGGAAAAAATATCGTTCAGGGCCTTATTGATGGTATCAGTTGGGGCTTCGATAAACTTAAAGGCGTATGGGAAAAAATCAATAATTACATGCCAGACTTTATGCGAAAGCGCATGGATATTCACTCTCCATCACGTGTCATGGCGGGTATGGGTGGGCATATCGTCGATGGTATTGGTGTAGGACTAAACCAACGCACGCCAGCACTACAAACACAGTTCAACCGCACGCTCGGTGTATTTGATGCGTCACCGGCAATGCCCTCCACACCGACACTCAAGCGAAGATTCACCGATAGCATTGGTATCATTGAAACACCTGTTTCAACTACAGGTCGTTTTGATGACCGTAGCCAAACAGCGCCAAAATTTAAACGTGTGGCTGCAATCAACAGTCCACGCAGTATCAGCGTGACCAACAGTGACAATATTACGATTCATATTAACGGTGGCGGAGGTGGACCTATACATAATGCTGCCAATGAAGTACGTCAGGCTTTGGCTGAGCGTGACCGCCAGCGCAATGCAGAATTGCGTCGCATGCTGACAGATCGGGAGTAATACAAATATGATGATGGCACTCGGTTTATTTGTATTTCAGCTTTCAACGGCTTCATATCAAGAGCTACAGCGTTCAACATCCTGGCGCCACCCAAGTAATAATCGTGTCGGCAATACTCCAGCCTACCAGTTTACCGGAAAGGAAGAAGAAACCATTACGCTCTCCGGAGAGATCTATCCGGAGATTACCGGTTATCAAAATTCACTTGATTTACTTCGTAGTATGGGAGACACCGGCAAGCAATACATCATGATTGAAGGTACCGGCAAAATCTATGGCATGGTGGTGATTAAGCAGGTCAATGAAACCCGGTCTAATTTTTTTCATAACGGTGGTACCCGTAAAATCACATTTGATGTATCGCTCACCATTACAGAAGACACCACTAAAAAACTGATTGGTTCTGTTGGCCAGATGCTATTAAGTCTGGGAGGTTTATACCTATGAACGTATTAAGTCAGGTACAGGCCAAATACAACAGTCTAAATAATTACCCTAACGCAATTTATCGCGTTACCGTCAATGACGTGGACATCTCGTCACATCTGGCATCACGCCTAATAAGCATGACAATTCAGGACAATCGTGGCATGGTGGCCGATAGCGTAGACATCACGCTGGATGATTCAGACAATGCATTGGAAATACCAGAAATATTTGCAGAGTTAAAGGTGTGGTTAGGCTGGAGTGATACAGGACTGGTCTATAAGGGATCTTATAAAGTCACTCAAGTCAGTCATAGTGGTACACCAGATCAAATGTCTATTTCTGCTGAAGCGGAAGATTTAGCTGAAGGGTTTCGTCAAAAGCGTGAAAAATCATGGGACATGGTCACCATACAAGACATCATTGAATATATAGCTCGCCAATACGCCTTGCTACCCGTTATTCATGAAAGCCTGATCGATCAAGAAATTGCTCATATAGATCAAAATGAATCGGATGCGAATCTAATCACTCGGGTTGCAGATGAATATGACGCCATTGCAACTGTTAAAAATGGGCATTTACTTTTTATGCCAAGAGGAATGTCAGAAACAGCGTCAGGCTTAAAGCTGGATATTATTACCATTCAACGTAGTGCTGGTGACAGCCATAACTTTACTTCGGGCGGTGGAACAGACCGCATCGATGGCGTTAAAACGTTTTATTACGACAAAGATAAGGCGGTAAAAAAATTCGTCATCGTAGGGCAAACCGATGAAGGCAATATCAAAGAAATACGCTATACATGCCGTGATAAAGCCAGTGCCGAACTCGCAGCAAATGCAGAGTTTATTCGTTGCAAACGTTCAGCAAAATCCTTCAGCATCAATTTGGCCAAAGGTAATCCAACCATCATTCCAGAACAGCAAATCATTGTGCAGGGGTTTAAAACTCAGATTGATGAAGTTGTCTGGCTGGGCACCACCATTACCCATAATCTTGATGAAAGTAGCGGATATACCACTTCTATTCAATGTGAAGTTCAGCTACCCGATGCAGATAATATCAGCACACTATTTGACGGGAGTATAGAGAAAAAAGAAATCGATTATGCTGCATATACTGGGGTAAAAGCGGTTTATAAAGACATCAAAAAGCAAAACCAGACCATCACATTAGGTGATCAGGCCAAACCTTTAATTCTAGAATACCCATACGGTAGTAAGAATGCAGCAGAAACAGCAGCATATCGTGAATATAACAGGATATTAGCATCTCAAGATAAGCCAGCTATTGAGAAACCCAAAGCGGTAAAAACCACAAAAAAAATGCCAACTCGACAAGAAAAATTGGCAAAACGTAAAAAGAAACTTGCTCAATATACAGGTGTGCAAGCCACCTATTTAGACCAAAATAAAAAAGAGCAAATCATTACCAAAGGCAGCCAATCTTTTCCATTGGTCAAATATCAGCTTTATAGCAGTCGAAAGTTAGCAGAGGCAGCTATTCATAAAGCCTACAAGGAAATACAAGCTGCCAAATAAAAAAAGCTGCTGAATGGGGACTCAGCAGCTATAAAGGGGTTTTTACGTCGTCTCTACAAAGTAACGATATTTCATACAAATATCAATATAAAATCACTATAAATAATACTTTTTCTGTACAATAAGAAAATATAAATCGAAAAGGTTCATTATGGCCAATACAAGAAATCAAAATGTTTGCCCTCATTGCGGTTCAAAAGTGATTATCAGACATTCCCAGGTCGAAAACCCTTTGCTCAAAACACTTTATGGCCAATGCCAAAATCTGGAGTGTGGCTGGACAGGTAAAGCACATCTGGAATGGGCAGCAACCATCTCACCCTCTGCAATGCCTAACCCCGCAATCAATATTCCAGTTTCACTATGTGCAATTCCCAAAACGGCAACTGCGCATGATTCACGACAGTTGAGAAATCAATAATGACAGACCTCATCGACATTGCGCAGATGCGCCAGATCGAACAAGTACAAATTATTCCTAAAGATTATTCCAAGCCTTCGCTGGCCGAGTGTGAAGCATGTGGCAATGAGATTCCGCCAGAGCGTCAGAAATATGGTGCCGTGACCTTATGTGTTGCGTGCCAGACCGCCATTGAAAACAAAAAGAGGAACTATAGATGACACAGTGTTTAATCATTCTTATCGTGTTATTGGTGTTTGCCTTGGTCATCTTATGGTTGGTACTGGATTATCATTTTATTCGGATAAAAAAACTGCTTGAGACGCATACACCAGAGATCAAAATTTATAGGGAGAAAAGCTAATGTGGCTCTACCCTTTTATCATTGGAATGCTTGCAGGCTTAATTACCAGTGCAGCAGGCTTTATTTATATAGTGGGTTAAAATCTGGTACGCCAGATTTTTAATCACATATTGTGAGTAAATCATTCAAATTAAAAC